GTCCAGCAAGAAGCCCTTACGGTCCACGTAGGAGCAGATCTCAGAGACCTCACGCTCGTACGAGATCAGACCTCTGGACACAGCGGGCACCAGCTTCAGCAGCTTGGTGTAGACCCTCGCTGTGAAGATCGTATCCATCCCTGCGTACAGGAGGTACTCAGGGTGGAACAGGTCGATGATCGACCAGATCTTAGCCTTGGTCGTCTTGTGTTCCTGGGCCAGCTTGACCATCAGGCCCTTGACATCTTTGGCCTGCTCCTCGGAGATGAACTTGGCGATCAGCTCTTCGAGAGTGTGCCCGAAGCCACCGGCCTCGTAAGGCCGTGGGTCAACGAGCTTCGCCAGGATCTGGGTGTCAACCACCTTAGGCCACAGCGATTCCATCTTGATTCCGAAGCAACGGTCCAGCACCTGAAGGTCGAACGATGCGCTCTGCACGACGATCTTGTCGAGGTGCTCCAGCGCCAGGCTCACCTCGTGTTGCAGCTGAGTCGGGCTTTCGTCCACAGGCAGCACCCACGATTCAGACTGGGTGCCGAACTGAACGAGGCGGCACCGGAAGGTGCTGCTGTAGATGTCCAGGCCGGTAGTCTCCGTATCCAGCGCTAGGTATTTATGAGTACGGATGAAGTCACGGAACCCATCTAGGTCTTCCGGTGTCTCAACAACTTTCACTGTGACGAGGTCACCCCCGACCTCATGCCGTAACTCGATCATTTGCGCTCCTATACTTCGATATCTGGTTTATAGTCCATGACGATCAAGTCGCCGTTGTCTCTGTCGGTGCTAACAATTCCGTGATAAGGCGGCGGGTCCAGGGCAGTAATCAACTGCCCTACCGTAATCCCTTCCAGGGGCGGAAGTGCCCCTGCGAAGTCGCGGGACACCGGAATCGCAAACCGCTCAACGCGTTTGATAAGCATCAGTTGTAGAAGCCGCGAACTGTGCGGCTGATGGTAGACGGGTTAACGCCGTAGTTGCGGGCTAGATCAGCCTGCTTCATGCCGCCGTGGAAGGCGGCTCGAATGTCCTTGACCTCTTGCCACGTCAGCTTCTTGCGGTTGGGGCGGCTAGGGCCCGTTTCAGGCTTGAACGCCTCTTCGCCCTGGGCGAGTGCCTCGCCGAAGAAGTGGCTGACAGAGCTAAGCTTGAGCTTCAGGGCTCGAACCTCTTCGCTCTCCTTCGAGAGCAACTCCTGCGCCGCGTAGTACTCAGTCTTGAAGTACTCGCGCTCAGCGATGATCCCGTCCAGCTCCTCCAACACATCAATCAGGATACTCACTTGGCACCCTCTCGGCTGCGGAAGAAGCTACGCGACTCATCTTCAGAGGCGTGGTAGTAGTCAACGACGTGGTCCCAGTTGAAGTGGCGGGCTGTGCCGTCCTTGAACAGGACAGACAGGATCCCAGCCTCGGGGTCGAACATGGGCTCACCGGCAGCGACGCATTGCCGACCTTGAGCCAGATAGACGATGGTAACGCGTTCAGTCATCATTTTCCTTTCAGAGAGGGGTTAGGGGGCAGGTTATCGAAGCCTGCCCCCTCGTCGGCTAGACCTTAGAGGAACTGGGCCTTGCACTGGCCGTTGCGGTCAGGCGACGGGCACGCGAACATCTTGTAAGCGTTACCCGACTTCTTGCTGACACCCGAACGGTAGACCATCTCACCGTGCGAGCAGTACCGCTTCTCGCCGCCAGGAGCTTCCTGCGACGCAGCGGGAGCCCCGCCACCGCCGCCGTTGGAGGCAGCCTGGGCGGTGGAACCGCCACTGAAGAACGCTGCGATCTTCTTGGTGCGAGCCAGGAGATCACCGAACTGCTTGTCAGCGAGGATGGCGATGCCGTCGGCAACGCTCTCCGCGTGAACAACGACCCACGAGGCGTCGTAGCCCGCGCCCTCTTTGAACGTGAGGACGATCTTACCCTCACCGTCACCGACGGCTGCGGGCTTCACCACGGTCGTATCAGGGCCCGTCTGGGCCTCGTCGGTGGTGTCTTCTCCGATGCCTTCGAACGGATCTTCAATGGACAAGTGTTTACTGCCTTTCACTTAATTGGACATGCGCCGTTGGCGCAGTTTTCATCGACACCGTCTTCGACGGCTTTTACTGAGGCTGCTTCATAGTCCGCCTTCGACAATCGCTCGTAAGGAGCCTGGGGGAACGAAGCTTCAGGGAAGATCGTACTTCCCTTGATCTTGCCCGCATACTTCTTGAGCACCTCTGCTACGTCTTCCGGTGTGTACCGCTCAGGATCGACGTTGGCTGTGAAGGACACAGCGTTGTCGGCCCAGTACGTCTGGTACATCGCCTGGAAGGCGATCAGTTGATCCAGCGACAGGTCGTCTGCCGCCTCGACGTAGTCCTCCCCGTCTCTGCCGTACAGATCCACCACAGACTGGACGAGAGTGTCCTTGGTGGGGATCGTGACCACGGCGGTGTTAGGGGCGAAGAGGTCATCCTCCACATCGTAGCCATCGTCAACCATCCGCTGCAGGGTCTCTGCGTCGGACAGCTTGTTGAACCTGATGCGTCGGAGGAAGTACTTGCTGAAGATCGGGTGGATACCCTCGGATACTCCAGCCAGCTTAGCCACCGTCCCTGTAGGGGCGATGGTTCGCTTCTTCACTGGAACCGGGATCCTCAGCTCGTGACAGAACTTGACGGCTTCTTTGTCAACTTCGTCAGCAAGCTCCTGCAGCAACCCCTTGAACCACATTGATCCAGGTGCCTTAGAGAACTTCCGCTTGGTCAACGCCAAGAACGAGGCAACCCCGAAGTGGCCAACACCGATACGACGGTTACGGTCCAGAACTTCCCGGCTCTTATCGTCGCCTACGGCGCTGAACGTGGCACGTATCAAGAACCGTGTCATCAGCCTGTGGGCTTTGAACAGGTCCAGGTAGTCCACCTTAGTGCTGGGGCGCATGAACGCCGCCAGGTTCACATGACCCAGGTTGCACGGCTCCCACGCTTCTAGCGTGATCTCGCCACATGGGTTAGTGCCGATCACCTCGTTAGGTTCACCGACGTTGGAGAGGGACGAGTCCCACATTCCCGGCTCGCCGTTGCGAACCGCTCCGTAGGAAAGCTCCCGCATGACGGCCCGCGCCCTGTCAGGAGTGCCTGTGTCGATGTAACCACCGCCGATCTCGACGTAGTCCTTGTCCTGAACGGCCCAGAACTCCTCGTCAACTTCGACAGAGATGTTCGTAGTCCAGTGCTCACCAGACTTCGCTTTGCAGTCGATGAACTCGAAGATCTGACCGTCTTTCCAGTGCATCATCGACATGCGTGCGCTCCGACGCACGCCACCAGCCACCACACACTGTGCGATAGCGTGATCCACTGCCATAGCGTCGATGCCAGTCAGCTTGGTCCCGGCACGGTCCGACAGAACCTCGGACACCTTGATGAGCATCAGGGCGAACGGCGTAGGGCCTGAAGCCTGGCCGCCGAACGTCTTGAGCTTGTGCCCTGCAGGCCGGATACGGCTCACGTCGTACACCCGCTGGAAGTGAACCGTGCTCGGTTCGTAGTGAGTGTCGATCAGATCGGCCAGAGCATCCGCCCAGCCCTCTCGAGAGTCCTCGATAGGGTAAGCACCATCCCAGTCCGGTGAAAACCGCTTAGAGAGGACGCCAGCGGCCTCTAATGCCTCGTAGTCCTCGTGGTCATCGTCGCAGACGATGTGAACTTGCAGAGGATGCACAACCGGTCCGTACTCCGACAAGAAGCGATTGGAGTAGTTAGCTCCTACGCCTCCGCCTTCCATGAGTCGGAGGAAAGTGAACTTGAAGTGGTCACTGATCGGGTTAGGCCAGCCTGCGACCCAGCAGTTGAAGAGGTGCTGAGCGCCTTTGACACCGCTAGCCCAGAGATGCCTGCCTGCGGGCAGGATCTTGAACTGCGTCATCAACCTGATGAGATCTTCCCGCTCGTTTTCGAGCTGAAATCGGCTGTTGACAAGGGCAAGATTACCGTCAACAACTCGTTCGACAGTTTCAGGCCAAGTTTCGCGTGATCCATCCGGTAGTACTCGGCTGTACGTCCGGTTGTAGACGAGTTCACCTGTCGGTCCCCAAGGGATGTCATTCTTATTCAAGCCCGCTCCCATCTCGGTATCCCTCGTTGTATCCCTCGTTGTAGCCCTCGAACCAGCCTTCGTCCTTGCCGTCTGCTAAGCCTCGCATGTACTCCTTGGCGAGAAGCCCGTCCAGCAAGACTTTCATCTCTGCATCAGTCACAATCCCTCACTCTCTTCTACTTCGTGGATGCCGTAGATAACGTCGTCGGAAAACGAGATTAGATCGTCTACCGACATTTCTCCGTAGAGAACGGATTCGATATCGTACGCCATTGCCTGGGCTTTGCTTTTCACAAAGTCAGGGTAGTGCTCCAACACCGGCTCGTAGTCGATCGTCAGTTGGATTCGATAGCCGGTCACACCCCTCCTGTCACGTACATCTCGATGTCCTGCTCGTCCCAGTTCTCGATGAGCATACGTTTCTCGTGCGGGAACAGCTCGGGGAAGATCTGGGCCCGGTACATCTCCGAACCCGGCATCCCGTTGAACGTGGGATCCATCAAGTTATGCACCTTTCCCCCTTAGGAAGTCCACCAGAGGGGTCTCGTAGTAAGCCTCTTCTCGAAGCTCTGGATGGTCAATCAGCATCAGTGCGATGTTGGCTGTGGGATCTGAGTGATCCCCTCCCGCGCTGCGGTTAGTCGGATCTACAGGCCGTCGCAGCTTGGGCTTGTCAACTCCGTTGCCCGAAGTGAGGGCGATGATGTTGATGTGCTCAGTGAGCGCCTTCACTGCCCGAACTAAGCGAATGTGCTCCTTGCCCTGCGGCGGAACATCACCGTCTGTGTACCGAGATCTGATTGCCTCTGCGTACGAGGCGTTCTTGTCGCCGAGAGCATCCATCGCAAACGGAAGAATCGTCTCCAGATACCCGCTCTTCAACTCCCCCTTCAGCGCAGCCTTCACACTGTCGGACGAGTAGAAGTTCCTCGCCTGGAACAGATCTCGATCCTTGGTGGATTCCGCCAGCGTGTTGATAGCTTGCTTGCGGGCGAACTGAACTAGCTTAGCCTCCGACAGTTCATCGAACTGCTTCTGGACGTATGCACTTTCCAAGTACCACACCCACAGTTCGTTGATCAGCTCTGTCGAGTCGATCTCTGTCTCCCAGCCCACCAGCGCCTTGCGGGTGGCTTTGTGGAAGATCGTGTTGATACGTTTGTTCGCCAAATCACACCTTCCACGTGTAGCCGTCAACCGAGAAGCTGCCACCGTTAATCGGCACAAGCTCGGGCTTCACATGACCGCCGTCGACGGTCAACATCGCGAAACCAGACTGCCAGTTAGCAGTAGCACCCTTCAGGTATTGGGCCAATTTCATGTTCATCAGATTGCCGACTTCCATCGACCACAGCACCTTCTGCGCCCCACCGAACCCTAGCGTGTGAGGCTTGATGCCTAGCCGGTGGGTGTGCCCGATAATCACAGAGGAGTTGAACCGCATCATCGCGTTGTAAGCGGTGTCTGCGGCCTTCTGAGACAGGCGAACCCCACCACGGTGCCCGTGGGTGGAGATCCAGTTCGGAGCGATCTTGTAGAACTCAGGGGCAACCTCAACTCCGAAGCCTCCGAAGTCCAACAAGTTCTCGAACTTGAAGTCGTCAGCGTACTCACAGAGCGCCGGAGCGTACCGGGTGAGGTAATCGTACGGGCGCTCGTCGTGGTTGCCTCTGTGGACCTTCAGGGGGCCACTGTAGCGCTGTCTGAGAGGCTCGAGGAACCGGCGCTTACACTGATCGCCGTCAGGCTTGATCCGCTGAGCGAACTCTTCTGCAGTGCCCTTCGTCCACCGAGACGGTGTCGGGTAGTCCATCAGATCCCCGATATGCACAACCTCGTTGGGTTGTGTGTCAGCGATGAACCGGATGACAGCCTTCAGAGCTTTGCGGTCATCGTAGGGGATTTGCGTGTCGGAGAGGATAACTATGCGCTTGGTCATCTTCCCAATACCTCAACGAACGGTGCGAAGTCGGAAGGATCCTGTTGCAGCGGCTCCCACGCACCATTAGACTCAAGTTCGAAGGATGAGCTAGATCCGATACGTCGGTAGAGATACCTGCCATCATCCGCCACGGTGATACCCGGCGAGTACATAGTCCAGCTTCGACCACTCGCGTCGCGGGTGGAACACGGCAGGGGGCAGCTGATAACCGACTCGGGTCAGCTCACGGTTCAAGTACCACTGTGCCTTCTGAAGATCCTCGATGATCTTCGAGGGATCCTTCTTCCCTGCACGGGAAATGTACTTGACTGCGTTGCCCAGGTTGAAGTTCAGGTTCTCGGTGATGTCGATGACTTCAGCCCCGTTTGACCAGCCCTCTGCGTAGTGGCTCGGGTGGTTTACCGGGTCGCTTACACGCGGACGGTTGGCCGGGTCTAGGTCGATCGCCGCGATGTGTGTGTCGGTCATTGCTCCGCTCCTAGGTAAAGGACTGGCTCGCCGTCCTCGTTCTTGTCGAAAGTTAACAGCTCTTCTCCGTGGACGAACGCTTCCAACCCCGTCACTTTTCCTCGTTGAGGAGGTCGTATGCGAATCCGAGAGCGTCAGCCCATCCGGCTGCGAGGCCCCGCGAGTACGGGTCTAACCCTGTGTTGGCCTTGTTTGAGAACACGACGTAAGTCTTGGCCAGCACTGCCCTCACCTTTTTGCGGCTATGCTTCTTGCTCATTCATCTCCTTCGTAGACGTAGTCGTGCAGGCCCTCAAGCTTCACGTAGTCGATCAGCTCCCGCAGCTTCAACGGGTCGTAGCCCAGGATGGGCTCGTACACGTCGCTGACGATGACAGGCACAGACTTCGACTTCAGAACCTGGGTGACGTAGGTGTACGCCTCTTCGTTCCTCGTGATGTCAACGGCCTGGTAGGGGACGTTGAACTCGTCCAGCTTAGCCTTGACACGATCGCAAGCGCGGCATCCCGGCTTGGTGTAGACCGTCACAGGTGCGAACAACGTGTTCACCGGGACACCTTCGCCATAGGGAAGGACCGCTCGTCGGGGAGAGCGTACTCGCACCAGCCATGCGATGCGGGGTTGGTTGCGGCGTTGAAGATGCCTCGGCCATCAGGATGCTTGATCCACACGAGGCCATCCGAACGATAGATGTCCGCTACGGGGACACCAACGGGAACTTCGTCCCAGCTATTGTACGTGATCACTCTTTCAAATCCTTTCCAGCAGGGCTGCTGCGCCCTGTTTCAGCACTAGTGAGTTGACATCCTCGCCGTCTGGCATAGGGATGATCCTTGCGTTGGGCAAGGATTTAGCTACCTGCTTAGCGAAGTCCATACCGGCTTCATCGCCGTCAGACAAGATGTTCACGTGGCGGTAGCCCATGAACAACTCCCTGAAATACGGCTTCCACACCTGAGCACCTGGGACCCCTACAGCCGGTACACCGGCCAGGTCCGCTGTGATGGCGTCGATCTCTCCCTCGGTGATCGAGATGTCTTTGGAGTACTTCGTCAGAGCCACGGTGTTGTACAGCCTGGTGCCGGAGTTCGGCACCGAGAGGTACTTGGGCTTACTGCCGTCGAGCTTCCTAAACCTCATCGTTGAGGTTGACCACTTACGCCACGGCGACCAACGAAGATACGGGATAGCTAAGCAATCCCGGTACATTTCATGACCAGGGAGAGGGTCTGCTACGAACCCCAGGCCGAACGCCGTGCTGGTGGGTATCCCCCGGCTCGCCAAATACTCGGCGGCTGGGCTTCCCGGCAGGCTTTCTCTGTATCGGGCTGTTGCCTCCCACAGACAGGCTCTCTGCGATTCGCTGAGCTTCTGCAAAACTTACTCCTTCCTCATGTCGAATGATCGAGATTGCATCTCCGCGCACGTCGCACGCGAAGCAGTGGAACCCGTCTAGGTCGTAGCTGACAGCTGCGCTCGGGTTCGACTCACCATGAAACGGACAACACGTCTTGTTCCACTCTTTGGTGTCCTCTGGGGGATCCCAGTCTGGGTAGTACCGCAGGATAACGTCGGCTATCGACACACCATCACCGGTAGTCCTGCGATCGCTAGTGCATTCGCGGCGGCGGGGGAAATGAGCGCAGCGGCGATAGCTGCTGCGAACGGTGAAACCATGATCCATTTATTCATGCTGCTTAACCTTTCATGTCCGGAGTGATCCGGAGACCTAGCACCTGTACAGCAGGGGGTGAGGTGAGGTAATCGACACCTCTCGAGAGAGCTTCTGGATCGTCTCGGAGGTGTCCAAGGACGTTTCGATTGCAGGACGTGCAGAGCAATCCTCTGACTGTGCCTGTGGCGTGACAGTGATCGACAGACAGCCTCTTTCGCTTTCCGTTAGCTCTACGACATATGTAGCAGTAACCACCTTGGAACTCATAGATCCTCCAGTACTCCTGCTCCGTTATTCCGTAGGTTTCCAGTATGCGCTGCGACCAAGAAACAGTCGAACGTGCACGTCGCTTCGCTCGATGATGAGTTGCACATCTCGGACCAGGGTGAGGCGCTTTACGCTTGGTGGGGATCCCTGCGTCCGTGCAGTCGATGCACGGCTTTCGGTTGGCTTGGACATTGGTTGCCGGATACCTTCGCTTTACAGCCACCGGCTAGCAGCCCACTGCAGGCCCCAGGCGATGGCGAGCCCTAGCTGGAACGTGGCCAGCAGGGTGAGGGCGCTAGACCACATCATAGAAGTCCTTGATGCTGAGCAGGCTGCGGACCACTGCATCGAGAGCGCCGACGTGACCGTCACGCAACCCTTTGCTGTAATCGGTGTCGTAAGGCGCTAGAGCCTTCTGATCGTCCCTCGCGGCTTCCATGATGGTGATGAGGACGTTAATGTCGATCTTCACTTGGCGAGCACCTTAGCTGCGCGGTTGACGTTAAGCTCGGACACGTTCTGAGCCAGGGGGTAGCGGAGCGCTGTGTGGGTGACCTTCACAGTCTGGACGACCTCTTTGCCCTCCGCGTTCTTGGACAGAACCTTGCGGTCCCACGAGGTGGGCTTGGTCTCGATGAGGGAGCCGAGAAGCTGCTGCCGCATCTTGCTGCGCTTGGGCATCTGGTTGGGGGTACTCATGTTCTCTTTCCTTAAGCGGGATAGTCAGTGATCTGCATGGTGTCCCCGACAAACTCTAGGGACGCGAAGCCTTGCCCTGACGGGTCGGACTTTCCTCCACGGTTCTTCACCGTGGACACGTTCAAGGCGTCTGGACCGAACTCGTTCTGAACCCTGTGCAGTGTCAGCACAAGCTCCGGTACGCGAGCGATCTGGCCTTTGATACCTGACAGAGGGATCGGCTTGTCACCGTCGTTGTAAGGCCCTGTGACGTGGTGCAACCCTACGACGCAGGATCCGGTCTCCCGTCCCATCTCGTGCAGGTAGTCCATCAGAGCCTCCAGGCCACTGAACGGGTCGTTACCTTCCCCGAAGTCAGACCGGACGTTGGTGATGTTGTCGATGACAACGAGGGCTGGGTAGTCCTCGTAGAGCGCGTTATACGCTTCCATCGACTCCTCGATCACGTCGAGCGAGGGGGATGCTTTGTAGTTGAATCGGATGGGCAGGGAATCCAGTTCCTTACCAATCTCGTCTCCGAGATCTGCGGAACGTACTGCTCTAGTCGATTTCTCTAGGGGCATACCGGACAGGATCGACACCGACCGCGATAACTGCGTGAAGGCATCTGAATCCGCTGAGAAGTAGAGCGTCGGAACCTTCGACTTCAGAGCGTACGCGAGAACAAACGCAGACTTGCCTGTCCCAGGCCCAGCACATATCAGGCATAGCTGCCCTCGTCGTAGCTGGGTTCCTTTTTCATCTAGTGCATCCCACACTTTCGGTAGAGGGTCTCCTGCGGAGCCTCTGATGTAGAGCGATTGCCTGGCCGTGTACACCTACTTCAGCTCCTCCCACTCTGCGTCGCATCGTGAGCAGTAGTAGTACGCGTACTCATCGCCCTCGTCCACGAGTTCTTCATCGTGGTAGAACGAGTACCTGCACTCTTCTTCATCGCTACCTCACTCATCATCGTCCATCAGATTCGCTCGATGGCGCGTTGCACGTCGGGGACCGAATGGAACGGGGGCCCGTAAGTGTCGAGGATGAATTCGTACAGCTCATCGACCAGGCAATTTGCGTGGCCATCGACCTGGTAGCTGTAGACGATGTCTTCGAGGCTAGCCAGCAAGGTCGGGCGATCGCTCACGAGAACACCGACCCCAGGAACATCCCGATTCCGATAACTCCAAAAAACACGTTCCAGTCCATCAGCTTTTCTCCTTGGGTGTATTGATTAGCGCGTCGTAGATGTCTCGGCCAGCTGTGAGGGCTCGATCCTCTGCGTCCTTGTCTCTGCGAAGGATCTCCAGCAGCTTGAAAGGACGCGTCTTAAGCTCCTTGGCGATAGCTTCGCCGGGCCAACCAGCACGGTGGGTGCGTAAGGCCCCGCCAGTCTCGTGCGGGGCGTGGTTTGACTTGAGGAGCTTAGAAGTCTTGTCGTTGATCTCCCACTCAGTCACCGCTCGGCTCCACCATGTCATAGCTACGACCGTCGATCAGCCGCACCGTGACCTTCCTGCTGGGGAAGGCTTCTTTGTTACGCATAGCAAACAGGTGCGCTGCGGCATCAGTAGGGAACGGGTAGCTGTTCAGCGCCGCCTGCATGTGCCAACCTGGGTAGCCTTCGATAGCTCCCAGATCAACCCAGGCGTACAGACTGCCAGGCCCGTGTTTGATCTCTCTCCGAAACTCGTTCATGGTTACTCCTTGTAGGAAGGTGTACTTTTTGTCTCCTGGAGGTCTAGCCCCGGAAAACGGGGCAAGAGTAGTTGACATCACAGAACCGGCACTTGCCCGGTTCAGGGTCCGGTTCGAAGTCTCCAACCTGGATCCTAGCCTCTACCTCGTGGAACGCACGGGTAACCCGTTCACGGTCCCACTCGAACAGCGGGTGGGGTCCCGTAAGCAGCGGCTTCTTACCCTTCTTGCCTACCATGAAGTAGTCACCGTGGGAAGGCCGGATACCGAACATGATCTCGATGGCTGTGGCGTATACGCCAAGCTGGAAATCGTCTCCCGGCTTGTTACCTGTCTTGTAGTCACGGACCCGCAGGCCGTCTTTGGTGACGACTACGGCGTCGATGTAGCCACGGACGAGGATGCCGTCTAGCTCGATCTCGAAACACAGCTCGATAGCTGGTGCTCCGGAAGGCGTGATCCAGATCTGTTGACCAGTGAAGTTCCTCCACTCGATGAACTTCTCGACTTGCTCCAGACCGATCTCGTATCGACGCTCTACGTCACGCTCGCCGTTGTACGGGCCAGACCAGAACCACCACTCGAAATTAGGTGTCTCGTTAGCCATAGCACCTACGTCTTTGGCGTAGAACCAGCGGTAGATGTCTTGGGCCTCCTCCAGGCTCAACGGTAGGCCGTAGTCCATCCAGATCTCATACAGCTCTGCGACAGCGTGGAACGCCGTCCCCTGGGGCAGCCAGGCGGCAGGACGGGACCACACCTTGTCGATGCGTGCCAGCTTGTACGCCTGAGGGCAGTTGGTGTAGGAGTTAAGCTGGGTCACAGAGCGCAGCGGCAGATCAACTTTGGTCATCCAAAATCCTCATCCCAATCTACGTCATCCCAGTCCACGCCTCCGGCGAAGGATCCTGCGAAGAACACGGCGACAACGCTAAGCGTCGCCCACGTCCCCAAGGCTGCTACAACGACGATCATCAGTTGTACCCTCCTACGAACGCTCCGGTACCAGCTTCGAAAGCTGCGCTACGCGCCCGCTCCTCGGGCGTCGGGTTGATGTAGCCCATACCTGTGTCGGGATCTACCCAGAGGCAGTACCCGTCCACGTCGCTGCCATCCTCGAACTGGCAGTACGGCATGATGACTACAGCGTCATCCGCACGGGCCAAGGCAGCCCCTCCAAGGGCTGCCAAGGCACCGACCAGGAACGTGACGAGGTGGTACTTCATTCTTCGCTCTCCTCTTCCCGCAGTTTCGCGGCTAGGTTGTAGATCTTGTCTAGGTCCCGGTCTGCGACCGGTTCATCTATCCAGAGGTCCCAGTCCACCTCAGACGCCAGCCTTAAGGAGGCTGAACGCTTCAGTCTTCAGGGTCGAAGACTGCTCAAGCTCACGGATCGAGCGCAGAGCACGGGCATCCTGCTGAGCCTTGGTGGTGGCGGCAGCGCCGCGCACACCCTGGAACCAATCAACGTACTCCGTGACGGCGTTGTACATGGCGAACTTGGTACCTGCGATCGGGGTGATCGTAGGCGAGTTGCGGTACAGGTCCAGGATCTTGCCTGCGGCGTTACGACGCCGGGTAGCGGCGGCGGACTCAGGGTCAACCTTCTTCAGTTCGACCAGGCGCTCGGTGAACTCTTTGGCCTCCTTGTACTCCAGCGGAATCTCCGCCAGGCGCTGGAACTCAGCGTCGAGCGAGCTGACAGAGGACCACACCAGGCCCAGCTTCTCCCGTGCCTCCTGGACCTTGCCCACGGCAGTGGCTGTGTGGCGGACCTTCCAAGAAGTCTTGGCAGAGCCGATAGCGGCCTGCTGGGTGTTGCGGCAGACGACGCGGATGGGCGTCAGGATGACGCGGAACGAAGTCTTGCCCGTGTGATTGTTCAAGGCAGCCAGGTAGTACTCCGTTTTGTCCACGTGACCGTTCACGCCTTGAACTTCCATCGTGTGCGGCAGCTTCATCGTGATGAACACGTCGCGGCCACCACCCAAGCTGCCTGCGGTCCCCAGGTTGGCACCGAACTCATCGACCAGGGATTGGATGAAGCCTGCGGTGGCTTCGTTCTGGATCGGGTCGTAGACGTTGCCTACGACACCAAGGTAGTCGCGCTCCCCGTTGACCGGGTTGGTACGGACCACGCCGAACTGGTCGGTGACATCGAGTTGACCGAACACACCTGATTCGCTG